TTTCTTTGCTTTTTTTCCTGTTTTGATAATTGCATATACTTGACCATTTCCTCTGTCAAATACTTCACATAATCATTACGATCCATGGAAACCCCTTCTTTTAAGTACTTGTTAAACATAGTATGGACGGGATTTCACATTTTTAGACGTTCTGTTATCTCTTCTCCGATTAATTCAGGGGATTTATCATCAACTATAATAATATGGTCAGCTATCGCCTCATAAACCGGAAGACGTTCATTAAACCTCGTCTGTTTTTCTTCTAAATCGCCCTTCCACAAAGGGCGTGAAGTATCCTCCTCCAATCGGTTTACGATTGTTTTCCAGGAAGCCTTAAGGTAGACGACTATCCCCTTCGATAAAACACGGCGATTCTCCTCAGATAAAATAACTCCGCCTCCCGTTGAAACAATAACATCCTTACTGATATTTTCCAGGAATTCCATTTCTTTTTTTCTAAAGTATGACTCTCCATAGTGTGAGAACATTTCTGCGATCGACATTCCTTCTTGCTTTTCAATCGATTCGTCCATTTCTATGTAAGGCTGTCCTAGTTTTTCGCTCAATTGCTTTGCTACCGTTGACTTTCCACTTCCCATAAAACCAATTAAAAAAATCATAGTTAAACTCCCTTGAAATTTTTTTGAGAAAAGAAGGAAAATCCCACAAAATGTCGAATATTAACCTTTGTAGTATTCATTATAGTGAGGTGATCTTATTATTGAAGTCCATTGCAACGTTTGCTCATGACATTCTAATCTCTGCCATTCAACAAACTGCTTCAGATATTCATTTCTCACCCTTCGCAGAGAATGCAAGCATTTATTTTCGAATCCACGGCGAAAGAATTTTCCACTCTTCTCTTCCCCTACCACTTTATCAGAAACTCCTGGCTTACTTTAAGTTTAAATCCGGTATGGATATTGGTGAATTTCGGCGCCCGCAAAATGGTACAATCCAACATCGTGCAGAACAACAGATTTTTGATTTAAGACTGTCCACCCTCCCAATTACCGGGACCGAAAGTTTAGCAGTCCGGATCCTGGCCCCCATGAATCACACACCTTTAGAAAGACTTTTTTTATTCCCTTCTCAAATTAAGAGGATTGAGCAATGGCTGAATCATTCAAGCGGAATGATTCTCTTTACAGGTCCGACTGTCAACGTTACATAAATACAACAATTAACTTTATCCTATCTTCACTCCATTTTAACTTATCTTCACTTCTACATGTACTTCTTAATAAATGATTTTACATTATGGCTTTGATGTACTTTCAAAGGCGGCCAATCTAAGTCTTTATATTTTGTCTCACTCAGTATCCAAATGAAGGGGAAGAATTCACTGTGATCTTTCCATGAATTACTGTAGAAATATTTTAGATATCTTTGTTCTTTACCGGCCATTACCTTTTTCGTGTAATGGTTCCGCTGGATTTCAACGAGAAAAGGAGCTCCATTCCAGATCATGAAGACATCAGGTTCAATACTTCCTTTTTCTCCTGTTTTCCATTCCACTTCAAACGTAGAAGGCTTCGTGTATTTGCAGAGGTCGAGGTAAAAATCAGCGATGGCTAGAAAATGAGGTACCTTTGTGGAGTTAGGTCGGATGTTGCTCGTCTGAGGGTAATATGAATACGGTCGGGTTGATCGGTGTACTTTCACATGGCCGTCACGCTCTAAGCGTTTCATGACTCTGTTGCAAGCATTGATCGAGCCTTTCAATTTATTAAAGAACATCCCAATAATGTGGTTACGGTCTAAGACACGAAACTTATCAAGGGCTTCCAGTATTTCTTTGTCACGCTTATTCATCGATCTCACCTTTCAACTTTGGCATCTCCATAAACTCATCCATTGGTGGATCTTGCAGTTCCATATCAATGACTTCCTTCGCTTCTCCTGGACGCTTGTAAGGATCCAACAGTTTCCGTGCATCCTTTAATGAGAGAAGGGGTGCTTGCAAGATATGAGTGCTGGCTCCTCTGAAAATGAACCGTCCTTTCTCATCGTTCGAAATACTTGAAGCGTCGTAAGGATTGCCACGACCAAGTGTAATGTCTGAATTGATTTTGTCCGAGTGCCTGAACGCATATCTGACAGTCAGGTTATTCTTCAGCTGGCCATCTAAAATATTCGCATCAGGACGCTGCATGGAGAGAATGAGAAATATACCAAGCGCACGACCGATACATGAGATTTCTTCTACAATGTCCAGCATATCCGTTTCCTTCTTGAGAAGTCTTACTTCATCGATTGCAAGTAAAATATACTTTTCAAATTTCGTTTCTTTAATTTTGTTATACTCATCGATGTGCTCCACTTCCCAAAGATCAAGCAGATCTCCACGCCTCTCCATTTCTCTCTTTAACCATTGAAGGCATTTATGCAAATCATTTTTCTTGGTCATTACCTTGGCACCTGCCACGTTTCTAAACAAATGAAACTCACTTCGTTTCATATCTCCTAGGTACAGATCCACACGGTCTTTCATGTGTAAGATGATGGAAGTGATAATGGCTCGAACAGTGACACTCTTTCCACTTCCCGTCTCTCCAGCGATGAGGAGGTGAGGATTCGTTACCATGTCATAAATGTGTATCTTACCGAGCGCGTCTTTACCCGACAGTACAGGGAAGGAAGTACCGGTGAAGACTGAAGCAAGTTCACTCCAATCAAAGTCGAAGCTTTGGTCGATATCCTTTGTAAATACTCGTAGCACATACACCAAACCATCACCTTCTAAGGTGTACTTCTGGCCGAAGATCTGGCGGAACACATACTCTTTTTTCATCAGGTCTTCTGGATTCAAGCCTTGCGGCAACTTGAAAATATACTCGACCAGCTCTTTTCGTTCACGGTAATCGACGATGTAAGGGTAGCTTTTAAAAGTCTTGCTATCCTTTTTCCTTTCATAACAGATATCACCGATGCGAAAAGCATTCTTGAGCCGATTCTTTTTTAAGTAGTCATTCAACATGTGACCCCTCCTAGATACCAAACTTCTTAAACGTTTCCCATAGTACCCATAGAGCCCCACCATAAGCCATTGCATGGATGAGGGTCTTATTGACGGCGTTCACAAGTTCAGCTTCTACGCGCTTTCCTAATTGCTCTAATCGATTCTCTACTGCGCAAATACCAACGACAGTCGCACCGACAACACCTATAGTAATCATCATTAGTAAATCCCTCCATTCAACATTCCATCAATGACATGGGCAGTATAGTCGTGGAAACTAACCATGCTCTCATAGAAGTAATGCTTTCCAAGCTCTCCCCAAGAGTCAACAGGACAAGTTTCAATGTATTCGCGGTATTCTGTATGCTTCACAATTAGGAAATCTTTGCCGCATACTTTTACTTTCATATTCAATTTATTTCCTCCGTTTTCCTTGTATAGAATTCTAATCTCTGGGAACAAAAATTTAAAAATTTCCTTGTAATTCCACGTATAAGAAAATGTTTTTCGGGCACCCTCTCCCCCGTACCCCCTCACCTTCAAACCTCTTCGCCTTCGCTTCGAACAAATTCTCTTTTTCAATCCCATCAACCCTTTTTGCTTGTATTAATCATGTAGCTCTACTGAAGTAGATACATGAGAGGCTGTTGAGGTAATGAGGAAATGACTACATGAGTTGATTCGACGAGTGTTGCTCTTTTTCTACTGGAGTAGATTTTCAATTTCTAGTCATGTAGTACAATATGGGGCGATGGCTTGTCTTGATACATATTATTTCTAAAAATTTAGAAGGAGTATGGTGGAGTAGGTAGAACTAATAGGCATGGACATTTTTATTAATGAGTGGATCGACAAACGAGGATACAAAAAGAAGTGGGTAGCTGAACAATTAGGAGTGAGTGGCAACGTTCTCTCCAGATGGGCGAATGGAAGGAGTGTACCATCTTTAGAACATGCGCTAGATCTGGCGAAGCTGTTGGAGTGTAAAGTCGAGGATTTGTTTAAGAAATAAAAAAGCAGCCGTCCAATTAAGGGCAGCTGCTCATCTTCATTTTTGTTCAACTATTGTTGCATTGATACTTGGAAGTCCTGTATCTGCGTCTTCGCCTCTATAGGTTCCATACACGGTTACTTGATCACCTTCGTTTACTTCTGTATCTAATTGTAAATTCATGATTTCAAATATACCGCCTTGAGTCTCAACACTAAAGTCATTACCAAGTTGTTCTTCACCAGGACCAACAGTGACTTCACCTGAGATCATCACCTCATCTTCTACCTGGACTTCCTCAGATACAGGGAAATCAATCTCGATTGCTTTTTCTTTTAGATCTTTATTTATTTTTTCCTGATCATCTGCTGCAACATCCTCTGTATTGTTTTCCGTTTTGTCTTGAGAATTTGCTTCACTATTTGAACAAGCTCCTAAAATCGCCGTAAAAATAAGTAGGTTCATTAATAATAGCTTTTTCAATTTTCTACCCCTCTCAAATTTTGTACCTCTCTTTACGGATAAGTATACCTAAAGTTCCAAAAATATGTAATAAAAATTAAAAAGCCCCACCCTGCTGGAGAAGGTGAGGCGTGTCCCTAGAACACAAATGTTCGTATAGATTTTTTATAATACAAACTAGGGACAGTTGATATAGTATCACGAAAGGGAAGGAAATGTTAAATTATTTACTTTGCCCTTTTTGGATCGTTTCATAAGCTTGTACTAAACCAGCTGCAAACTCCGCGCGCGTCATAGTCTTGTCTGGCTTAAATGTTTCGTCTGGATAGCCATTAACTAATCCTAACTTCTGCGCTGTTTTGATTTTTTCTGCTGCCCAGTGATCCTGTGATACGTCAGTAAACCCTGTCGCTTTCTTATTTTCTGCCATTCTTTCGGCCTCCTTTTGCTCTTTCGATTTCTCAATTTGCGCTGCTTCATATTTACTCATAGCGGCGTCTAGGTGCTTTTCAGTGTTAGGTCCTAGTAAACCATCTTCTTTAATCCCTTGGTCTTTCTGGAAAGCATAAACGGCTTTCTCCATGTTGGGTCCGAATGATCCATCTAACTTATCTTTATAGAATCCCAAGACTTTCAAATCCTTCTGGTGTTCTAATACTTTAGCACCAGTATCGCCTAGCTCTAGCCAGTTTTTATTTTCATCTGCTACACCTTTAACACCGTGATAACTGACATTGAAGAACTTACATAAGCCTTGCGCGTGTTCGCTTGCAACTTCTTTTTGGAAAGAGGTTTTAAGCATGAGACGCGCCTCTTCAGGATCGTCCATGAATCCATTTTCCGTTAAAATGGCCGGTCCGTTATACTCGCGCAGCATATGAAAATTATTTCTAACAATGCCGCGATATTTTTGTTTGGTCCCTTGTTTTAAAAAACCTCCTACACATTCGGCAAGATGTTTCGTTTTGCTAGTAATCCATCCATTAAAGATATGAACAGATATTCCGCTGGCGCTGGAGTAATCAAACTCCCATCCCATAGCATTAAAATGTATACTCACTAAACAGTCAGCCTTATAGGCGTTTGCGGCATCTGTGCGTTGTTTTAAAGGTGTGTCGTAATCGGTTGGCGCTGTGAGTAACACTCTAAAACCGTGATCAAGTAGAATATCTGCAAGGAAAGCAACGACTTTACGGTTAAATTCATTTTCACGTATGGACCTGCCTAGATCCTTAATGAAAGGTGTTCGTTTGCCGGCGGTTTTCATTCCGTGACCGTCGTCTAGTGCTACTGTTAACCCGTTCCAATCAACTTTAGGATATAACAACTTAGCCATTATTTAATCCCCTTTCTGGGCTTAACATATTTCATAGCTTGGCCGCTGTCTGATATACCTGCTGTAGTAGGATCAATCAGAGTGTTATAAACACTTACGATGACCATACCTAGCACATAAGGATTGCTGACAGCGTTGAGTAACACCTCACCGAATACCATCCAAGTTGTTAGATCCTGTAACGTCAATCCCATGTAAGCGAGAATCGGCATGAATATGGATAGAAACAATTGAAAGTACACCTGCGGGTTATTGAATCTTACCTTCCAGTTAATTTTCATAATAAACCTCCTAAAACGTAATGAATTTTGACATGAATACGACCACAGAAATGACTACAGCGATCCACGCGGGGAGGTTACGCTGCCAGTTATCCTTATCTTTGATGATACGCTCAACGTCGTCCTTATCAGCTTTTTGTCTCTTCAAATCCTTGATGTCATCATCGTTATCCTTAGAGCGCCTCTCTGCCCCTTTAGCTATGTCATAGGTGTTATTCACCTTTTCTTCTAAGCTGAGGATTTTATCGACCTTGCCATTCAACTCGGCCATAGATACTTTCACATCCATGAGAACTCCCATGAATTCTTTCATTTCCTCCACTTCCTTTTGTTCCGGCATGATGAGCCCCCTATCTTATTAAGGGGGGACAAAATCCTTATTGCCCCCTGTGATGGTTATAGTATAATTTTCCATTAACCACACCTTCTCCCTTTGTAAGGTGTGGCCAGAGGGGTGTGCGCCCCTCGCTTTTTCTATTTTGATCATAAAAAATACGCCTGTTTAGGCGCTTTCGTTTTGGGTGTCATATCCAGCCTGTGTGAGTTTACGTTCTACTACTTCTCGTAAGTTTGATACATTTGGAACGTCTTGGTATTGGTAAGTTCCTGCTATTACCATCGTTACCCAGGCTTTCACAATTACTGAGCTATCAGTAAACACTTAGATCACCTCCTTAACTGATTGAAATTAAAGTTGTCAACTCGGCTATGGCTTGATTCAACTCATTTCTTAGTTCCTTGTTCTCATCGACTTTCAGGAACTGTTCAGTGACATCGTTGCTAATCACTATGTCTGGAAGATCATCACCTTTCATAAGTTGTGGATCATCAGGAACAATGATAAAAGGAATGTTCAATCCTCTTAATCCTCCATTGATCCACTGTACTTTTTTGTAATCCTCTTCAACTTGGATACCTGAATCACCAATGTCCACCACTTCTTTTACGATGCCAGCATCCGTGTGAAGTATCAAATACATAAAAACCCTCCTTACTGATGGGTGATTTTAAGTGAAGCGCTCTTCTGAATACGCGCATAGGAAGAATCAGCTGTACTAGTGGTATAGAATCCAATCCCTTTAGCAGCTCCAGATTCAAAAGCTGAACGGAAACTTGCAGGCAATTCGACTACAGCTCCATCTCCTGCTGGAAGACTTACTGTCACATAGTCACTGGACAAGTTCTCATCGGAAGGAGTTGATGGTCGGTTAGCATAGCCATGCCAGCGAATGACAATGTCTATCGCACGACTTAATCCGCCCCCACCTTGACGAGTGAAGCTTAACAGTATCTTAGTTATCGATCTACCCGATACAGTGTTGGTCAGTTCACTACCAAACAACAAGAATCCACTATATGGTCCAGCCCCTCTCCATTCACCTTGAGTAGGAGTGCGTCCATAATAATCATCATCCCATATGTTTAAATCAACGTTCCAAGTACCAGCATCTTTCGAATAAAAGGTGTCTGTTGTTTTTGGTGGTGTCGGAGGTGTAGCAGATCCCAGATCAGTCGGAGCAGATTCTTCTCCATCCACTCTGCCGCCATATTCTTCTTTAACATCCGAGATACCGCCTCCTGGTTTAGAACCATATACACCAATCTTACCGCCGCGTTGAGCAAAGACACCATAGTCTCCAGCTAACCCTTTACACTGAGACATATAAACAGAAGCGTTATTTGCGCGAACAGTGGCATGATTAATATCATAAAGTTCTACACCTTCGAGATCTAAGAAACCTTGAGAAGCTTCGACTCCTATAGTTGAAATATCGTTTCCGTATATTTTTACATTTCTTAATTTGCCGAAGCTTCGTCTCCAGTCTACAGCAGCATACTCTGTTGAGTTTAAAGTGAAGTTTTCACCAATCACTTCATTCGTTGTACCTATCACTCTTAAAAATCCGTTTAAGGTAGTTGCTGTTCTTTGTCCGTCAAGGATAATTTTCCCTGAGCCACTTACTCCTTTAAGCTCCATAATCCCTACATCAACATTTAATGAGTTGTAATAATGAGTCTGGATTCGAATCTCTCCATGGTTGACATCAGGCAATCGCCTTAATGCTTCTGCTGGAGACTTCAAAGGTGACTCCTCTCCAGTAGTATCCCAAGCGCCGCGTCCAGTACCTCGATCGTCTCCATTGAGTGGATCCACACGCAGAATGTATGACTCTGTATTCAGTTTAGGTACCACGGGAGAAGAGAAGTTTTCAGCTGATACATTTTGAAAGGCTGCACGTTCATTGTCGATGTCTACGATCGGTGTTCCATTGGAACCGTAAACGATAAGTCGGCCAAGGTCGTTCTCATCCCCACCGATCTGAAGATACCCGCCTCTTGCTCTTTCAAATGACATAAATCCTGTCACGATAGCTGTCGCATTAATACCTTGCCCCGTGATTGCATTCTCGAATGGACCGTTAATGCCGTTCGTTGATACACCAATACCTTGAGAAGTAATCTTCACCACAATATCCATGTCATTAGGATCGATGAAATAAAAGTTTCCTTCTTCATCAGTATAGACGGTAGAGCTGGCATTCTTCAATGTAGTATTCGCCATTTCAATAAAACCTTCGAGCGATCCTCCTGGAATGGTGAGAAGACCGTTCTCGATATCACTCTTCAAGTTCTGCTTTTGTTGATCAGTGTAATAAGTAGAATCTTCATAAACTGCTTGATCTTGAGTGTTAGCATGAGTAATCGCATTGGATTCAGCTGTATTTGCGATGTTTTGAATCGTTTCTTTATCAAAGGTATATTCGACGAGTTTGCCTTCATCAATCTTCTTCTGGATCTGATCCTTCAATTCTTTCTTAATCTTATTGATGTCAGCTTCAGTACGTCGTACATACTCTCCAAGAGTGTAAGTCTTCTTGCTACGATCCATGATATCGGTTTCTACCCTAATCACCCTGGCATCAAGATAAAGAGTAGGGTTGAATTCTGTTGCTTTGATTCTTATCTTATCTCCGATCCGTACCTTCTCATGGGAGTAACCTAAAATGTATTCAAGATCGGCACCTTCCACCGTGTACTGGACTTTAGCAGCAACCCTTTTCTTTAACTCGGTTTTAGTGTACTGAATCACTTCTGCTTCCGTCATCTCAGCATCATAAGAATCAATCTCATGAATGTCCCAAAGATGCTCTCCATCTTCGCCCCACACTTGCCGCGCATCTTCATCAGTGACTTCAACGATAATCCTAGAACCGTCTTCTCTTTCAGGTCCTACACCTACAAGAGCAGTTACGACATCGATGGTGGTCTCTTCCCATTTCGCATCGAGAAGATCTCTACCTGAAGTGAGTTCTCGACCACTCCATTCTTCAGTTGGTTGTATTGCATCTACTTTACGCGCAACAACGTTGTTCCCATCATCGACTTCAATATGAAAGCGCAGCTGCCGACCAAAGTCTTTAGCTAGTTTCTGCAACAGCTGATAAGGAGTCATGATTTCTTCAATTTCATATTCTGTGGTCCCAGCGTAGTCTACATATCCTCGGGTCCATCTAGAACCAAAGAGTGCAACATCTATTAATGTGTTTAATGTAGCACCTGTGTAGACGCCTGGCTGAATCGGCTTCCCTCTTTGTAATTCAATGAACGATCCGACCGTGTAAACTTCACGTTCATTCCGATCTTGAAGAGCTGTCCTTATGATGAACTCTCGAAAGAAACCATCTTCGTCCTGGATAAAACATCGGTTTCGATTGGATAGGTGAGGAGTCGCACGAGCATTGGAAGGTGTAAAAAAGTTGAACGTCTCCACATTATCTTCTAGTTCAATGATGTGCGTCGCACCCCAGAACTTATTGACTCCATTCGTAGAAAGAGTGTCTAGCAGAAGGCCTGATTTTTTATCTACGATGTTGATTTGAGACGCTGCTTGTTTTTTTCTGCTCTGTTTCTTTGTTTGATGTACACCGATTAACTGACCGGCCGATGGAGTGTAATTCGACATAGCTTCGCCTCCAATAAAAAAGAGCCCTTCTCAGGACTCTAAAAATATTTCTTATATAGTTGCCGCCTACGTTCACCCGAAAGCTCAGCGTAGATCCGCGTTGTTTCTAATTTACTGTGTCCTAAAAAGGACTGAATAACTTCCAATGGTGCATCATTGTTCAATAGGTGTGTAGCATAAGAGTGACGCAGTTTATGAGGATATACGTTTTCAATTCCTGCTCTTCTTGCAATCCTCTTTACCACCCATCGGAGCTGAGCAATGGACATCGGTCTTGGTTGACCGCCTTCACTCTTGTACTTTCTTTCTGTAACGAATAAAGATGTGTTTGTATCCTTTCTTGAATTGAAATACTTCTTCAACCAGATCGCACATTTCACAGTGAAATAAACTTCACGTTCCTTATCACCTTTACCGATGACCTTCATGGAACGATCTTCCCAATCAATAGCCCCTCTTTGCAATCGTGCGACCTCTCCAATACGACATCCAGTAGTGAAGAACACCTCTATAATGGCGTGTTCGAGAGGTGTTTCACACGATTCCCTCAGTGTTTCAATTGATTCTTCATTCATGGCTTTCGGCACCCGTTTCCCCATCTTCGGGTCTCTAAGCTTAGCTGCAGGATTATGCGAGATATATCCTTCATACAACGCCCACTTGAAAACAGCTTTGAAATACTTCATCCGATTGGCAAGTGATGATGGCTTCAACCTTGCTGCATCTTTTGCCAGGTAAGCTTTAATCATCCGAAAATCAACTTCTTCAAGTTCCAGATCCCCAACATGCTCGATAAATAGTCTGGACTGTAGCTTGTACGATTTTAAAGTGTAAGGTGAATATCCATCCAGCTGACGATCCTGTTCATAAAGTGTCCATGCTTCTGATAATTTCAAGTTTTCCCTCTCCCTTATCGTATTGTTACGAATAACGTTACATATAATATACTATGTTACATTTAGCGTGTCAATATGTTATGTTATTCGTAACAAAATAAAGGAGATGAATTGATGTTCGTAAATATAAAACTTAATGCCCTTCTGGAAGAGAAAAGGATATCAGCAAGAGAATTATCAAGAATGACTGGTATTCGTCATCCGTCCATTAGTGACATGTGCAACAATACAACTAAGATGATTCCTAAATCCAGCCTTGCTAAAATTTGTGAAGCTTTGGATTGCGACATCCCGGATATTTTGGAATTGAAAAAGGAGCCTTCCTAATTGGAAGAGCTCCTTTTATTTACATTGTATTTTTCAAATGATCAATCGTGGCTTCTAGATAGGTCAGATTGTTTTTGTATCTGAAATCATGTAACTCTCTTCTGAGATCATCGATTTTTTGTTCAGTTTCCTCATAATTGAAAAATTTAATGTAATTTTCTCTAGATTCTCTACCTGTGATTCCACTCGCTACAGCTTTTATTGTATCACTTTTAGCAAACAATTTTTCAAGTTCCAACTCTTTATTTGCCAACTCTTCTTCTTTGACTTCTAACTCTTTTTCTAATTCTTTCAACCAAATTTCTTTAGCCTTAGTTTCTAAACCTTCCATTAAAAATCACCCCCTTCTGCCTATTTATTCGACACAAGGAGGTGATTTCCTTCATTTTCCATACTCAACTGACGACATCCTTTAGTTCAATTAGATCAAAAAACATTTAACTATTTAGTTTTTTTTGGTACTATTAACATTAGTTTCATTGGAATAAGAAGGGAGATTTTATATACAAATGAATCAAAGCTTGAGAACTAATTTTTTCGATGGTTATTTTTATTTATGGGCAATATTCATTCCTATTACTTCTATTTTGGTAATTCCATCAATACAAGGCACTACCCCAGCTTACATAATCGCTTTAATATCATTATTTCTTGTCCCTTTGTTATCTAGAACAAAAGGCGCAACAGTAGTAAAGGAATTAACAATTTATACTTTCTCGTTTGTTCTACTTATAATGTTAGGTCAGCTAGGCTTAGCTTTGGATTCAGAACTTATCAACTACGGTAAAGTCATAACTGTAAGTAATGATAATTCTGTTCTTTTTAGAAGCAGTATCATCACCCAATCCCTTTACTTATTAGCTGCTGTTTCTCTTTTCTTGTTTACCAAACACTATTATTCTCCGAAATGGGATAAATATTTATTTTCTGGTGCCATTATTATAGCTGTTTATGGTCTTTATGAAGTTACCTATTATCTTGTATTTGGGCAAAATGGCGACTTTATTAGTAACCGTACATTCGGTGACGAAAACTCCGGAAGTAGGTTTCAACTAATTTATATAGGATCAATGGTGTTAATGAGGCTTAAAAGTCTTACTGGTGAGCCATCGATGTATGCCCTAACCGTTGTGCCTTACTGGATATATGCGCTTCATTTGAAAAAGTACAAAACATCAATGTTGCTACTTATTACCTTATTTCTATCCACGTCTACATCAGCAATATTAGGAATATTTATTTATTCCTTAGTAAGGGGCTGGTACTTTAAATTTAAAGATAAACTTTCCCTCATATTCATGGGAATTGGAGCCATTCTTTTGTTTATTTTTAGAGATACGATTTATTTATCCGCTAACAAAATTATTGTTGATAAGTTTGCATTACAGTCAAACTCCGGGCTAGAACGATTCGGTTTTTTCAAGGATCATATGATTTTTTTCATGAATGAAATGAACTGGTTTAATAAAATATTTGGTATTGGATTTGGAACCGTTAGATCAACAGACATGTTTTCAACTTTATTGGTTAATACCGGAATCATTGGATTAATAGTGTTCACACTAATATTCCTATACCCAGTAGTAAAATTAAATCCTACATACGTTAACATTGGACTTAAAGCAATTTTGGTATTCTTATTCGTTAAAATGATGATCAGTTCTCCAGAATTCGCATACTTACCCACGTGGCTTTTCTTAGGAATTGCTTATTTTAAACTAAATATCAAAAAGGAGCTTAATTAGCTCCTTTTTACGTTACTTGAATCGTCTTTTCACTACCATTTATTACAGTTTTTAAATTCCCGGTATCACTATCAAACCAAATTGGCACATGGACGCTATTGGCATATGGTGCTGAGGTAGAAACTGGAACATAAAAAGTATTCTCAACTTTTATTTTTGAGGAAAACACAACATCATTGTTGTTAGCAACTCTAAATATTTCAGACACCACTCCATTTTTATTTCTCAATAATCTAAACTTAGTGCCATCACCATCCGCCACTACTCTTCCTATATACCATTTATCATTTGGATTTACGTCATTATTGATATATGTGGTATTTGCATCTGGGCCCTGAAGTATTTCTGACCTATACCCCAATGTCCTAGTATCGACATTTGTAATTTTTTTATTATTTGGATTAGATCCATCAATAAATCCTTCAATTATCGTGTTTTTAGAGTCCCATGTATCAGCTTTCACGCAAACACTATCAATCAGATTGTCTACACCGTTTTGATTAAAACTCCCGAAGAATTTAATATTTTTACACCCGATAAATTTAACAAAATTATCAAGATATGCAACTTCCGTTCCTATTGAACCAGTTTGCTCAAACCAACCTTTTACGAAGACTTTCGTACAGTTAACGAATTTCATTATCTCAGGAACAGTAAGCGCAGGGTCTTTTGCACCAAAAGTAAATGTACATTCATCAAAAGATACATAATTAGAATTCTCAAAATAAACATGGTTCGTCGGGCTAATATGACTTTCAAACTTACATGTAGTGAAGAATATTTCATTTGTATTTGTTCCTGTGCCAGCTACCGCAACACCTCGATAATTTTCAAAATCACAATTATCAAAATGTATTTGATTAGTGTACTCTTTTCCACCACCAGATTCCAATTCAATACCAGGAAGCGTCCCATCTACGTTACCAATCCAAGCAAAGAAACAATCATTAAACCTAGAGTCGAATAACTCCCAACCATGAATGAATCGTCCTTTACAAGCAGTTGCTTTACAATGTTTCATTCTAACAAAGGTTGCATTATAGAAACGAATGAAGTCCTCAGTGAAATCCCCGCCATCGAATTCCACTTCTTCAAAAGGGAAATTAGCTACATGCTTTCCGGAATGTCCCTCGGGGTCAAGATTGGCTACGGATTCTCCTTCTATTTGGAATCCAACAACATTTGCTGTGCGTTTGAATGTGGTTCCGTTGGCCCCCCATCCATTACCTTTCATTTTAACATCGAAAGTATAAGATATAGTGGAATCAATTTCGTAGACATCGTTACTTAAATTTATTTCAGTGATCCTATTATCAATAGCATATTGAACCGCTCTTGATATACGAGGACTATCACTGGTTTCGTTACTGAGTTTAGGGAAACGCTCTCCATAAACACCAGTACCTAGCACGACATCTATTTTATTATTTGCATCTTGAAAACGACTATCAACCTCTCCAGTCATGTCAACATGCAGAACTTTATTGCTTTTATTTCCATAACCCATTAAGCATACCTCCCGATAATGTAAGAGGTAGAACCACTCACGCTCACCTCATTAGAAGGCGTTCCCCCTACAGTTGCTTGGAAGGAATCGTTGGCAGGTACGGTAATGTCTAAATTATTGACATTAAATATCCCGTCTACTGAATCACGGTTATAAATCTCGATTGCTTCAATGTTGGAAGAAAAGTTCACTACACCTGTTGAAGCGTCTGCTTCCGTTTTCTGTTCTTGAAGTTTACTCCCAGTCAGTTGAGTATTGATCTTGTCATTCAACTTATCTAAAACGGCCTGCTGCTTCGTATCCAAGTCTAATAATTTCGCTAGGACCTGAGCATCTGTAATCGGTAAAGGGTTGGCCTTTCCTGTACGTTTATATGTTCCGTCTGCATCTTGCCATGAACCAGCAAAACCGGCTCTGTCTCCAGGCGTTGGGTTTTCTTCTTTTGGTAAGCGACCAGCTGGTAAATTCTCTGCCATGTTATTTCACTCCTTTAATTACTCTGATGGGGATAAAACCATTGTTTGGATATGTTGACTTACGACCATCCTCATGAACGACTTTAAACTCTGCATAAAACACGCCTTCTTCTGTTGTCATGCTTTCTTCCACCGGATACATAACCACTCCTGCAGCTGCATCGATAACTTCCGCATAACCTTCCACACCATTACTCATATAAAAAAGAACGGTTTTTCCTGTCAGATTTACAGGGTTTCCGTCCTTCTTGAGTACTGCTTTTATGGCATCTCTTGTATCCCCTTGTCTAAACCTCAGAATCGTCTGCAATGGCTTCTACCCCCTCATAAGACGTATTTCCCATCAAGCCCATCGACACAGTTTCCACAGGGACTGTACTTACATCGACTGTTCTCTCCTCAAAAATCAAAGTGACTGTCGTTATCATAAGTGCCTCCTTTACTTATAAGCAGGTGAATAATAAACTTTTGTGGCCAAAGAGTTTTGAGGATATTGGTACAGAAGATTCTCCCCTGGATCCAATTCAAAGAACATCGAACCCAGCGCCCTTTCAGAACGTATTGGTTCACCGTTTAAAGTGATCTCCTCAGTGGCTGTATCGATGATGATCTTATCACCCGCACGAGCCAAGTATTGAACTCCATCAGTAGGATAGGGATTCATGCGATAAACTTTAATGTCCTCAATATTCATATCAGCTTTATCATACGTCGGAGCCCAGATGCGAAAAGCAACCTGGACTTGCGTGATCGGATTATCATATATGCCTGGAGGACCAAGATAAACAAAATCACCGGCAACCCAGTCATGTTTTCCGTTTGGTCCTACTAATCCAAAGTACGGGCGAATCCTCCTCTTACCATGTGAATAGTGATCATGGCTCCATATACGAAGAATTCCTTTAAAATCATTCCACCCCCAAGGATACTTAGGCTCTCGATAATGCTGGAAACGATCTTCACCGACAGGTCCTAATTGGAATTTCGCCTGCACTTTATCCATCGTTCTCCAGATGTCTTCAATGCCTACTTTCGATACCACATTGTTATTAGCATCAAGTAAATAAATTTCTATCATACCTGTACCTTTTCCTACGTTCTTCAATTCCACAAGAGCATCCATTTTGTAGGCTTGAAGTGATGCACCGATCGATCGTTTAATCGCTGGCCCTTGCCATGTATAAGGCTCGATAGCTCCACCAAAAAGCTCAGGTTTAAATCTACCACCCTCTGATTTAATGCTCCCAGCAACATACCCATTATCGATAGCCGCTGCTTGAGTCCATCCATTAGTGGTTTCACAAGTGTCGTGCATAACCAACGTCTCTCGTTCGTACTCCGTTTCAGAAGCTAATGGAGGACGTCCAAGACGAATGAACTCAATGTCATCATCCAGCTTTTTCACCAGGTCGATGTGGGTTACATCTTCCAGTACATCGATTTCGAATCTTGGTTTCGATTCTGCAGTTCCTGGATTATTTAAGGTCAGCGCATCACCTTCGAAGTCTTTGATATCCTGCTCTCCATAACTATACGGGTTATAGCAGGCAAAATGGATGGTTCCTTCTCGAAGATCAGCAATCTTGCTAAGATCATCAATCGTATTCAATACGACCGCATAGTAAGTGCGTCCAGGTTCATCATCAAACTCAAGAGGAGCTGCCTCTTCAGTGATAAGCCATGAAGAAAGTTCGTCTTTATATTGTAAAGCTTCTTCATCATCTTTAGCTTTAAATGCAATCGGCTGATCGAATATAAGGGGTTCCGTTTCGGATGACCGAAGATAAGCCCCTGGCATTCCAGGGACCTCTAAGGTCTCACGTCTTATTGGAGCAAACGGAGGTTTCGTCCTGCCCCGCGTCATATGAAGCCAAGGCTTTCGAACGCCATTGAATGTAAATGATTTACGTGGCAAAGAGATCCCTCACTTCCTTGTTGTCTTTTTGTTTATTGGTGATGTACGGCTCAAGTTGATCGCTTACTTTTTTACCTGAAAGATAAATGTTTGAATCCTTCATCAATAACTGAGTGAGTAGCGTAACGATACTTTGAGTTTCTGATAATTGCATCTCCATCTTTTCGATGACTTGAGTAATGTATGAGTCATTATTACTCGTTGATCTAGGCTGTCTGAATTGGTGTGGGCGTTTATTTTTACCTTCGATTTCCCTTCCTGCTAAGGCTAGAAGTTTTTGAGCTTCAGAACGTCGAGAAGGTGCCGTTGGTATAACCCATTCTGGATAACCCTCTTCTGCCAATTCGTAGAACCCATGGGATCCTACACGCCCTCCTGTTTTAAAACCTAAAGCAGAAGGAGGAACAAATGCTCCATTCTTCTTAACCTCAAAGTGAAGGTGTGGGCCGGTTGAATGCCCTGTACTACCTACAGTACCGATGGTTTGTCCTTGTCTTACCATATCGCCTTTACTTACATAGTTACGGCTATTATGTTGGTAGATGAAGTCATATGCCCCGGACTTCACTTTCACATAATTCCCTCGAGCTGAATTATAGCCTGAGAAGGTAACTATACCGCTAGACTTGGAAGGGATCGGAGTTCCAGCAGGAGCACCCCAGTCATCACCAGCATGAAAGCGTCTGGTTCCAAATATAGGGTGGACACGCCATCCTGCTCTGGATGTTCGACGGAAAGGAGGTCCGAAACCACCTTTAGAGAATCCTCCACTACCAAACATCCCCTTAAGTTTATCCAAGAGGTAGGAAGAAGCTTTACTTTTAAGGTGTTTATAGGATCCTGTCATGATATCTTCAAGGCTTCCACCTACATCAGGCGGACTTGGTGCAAATTTATTCCACGCTGACTCTATTAATTTCTTTGGTGCCGAAAATACAGCTTCAAAGAAATCTCCAATACCACCGGCATATCCCGGAAAACCGTAGCTTTTAAGCGTGCGTTCCGTTTCTTTATTAGGCAGTACCGCAGATCCTTTAGGAAGATTAATCATTTCAGGACCACGTGTACCTACCATGGTTGTACCTACTCCTGGAATGTGAGCAAGCTCTCTACCTTTTTCACCTACAATCGCAGGCCCACCAGGGTGTCCGCTTCGATCTGTACCTTTCGCATACTCCGGAGCCGGCCATAAAGGAATATTCGGCAAGCCTATCTTGTCTAAGATCCAGTTCACACCAAGCAGAACTGCGTTTACTCGTCTACGCACACCACGAACCAACTTATCCCATTTAGAAAGAATTTCACCAGAAGCCCAGTCGATTTGATCTACTTGCCCTTCTGCTTGTTTCTTCGCTTGCTTGACTACATTTTCATGCATGTTTTCTGCTTTATCTATGCTTTCGTCACGTTGGCGCTCAGCTTCTTTAATGATTGCCGAAGCTTCTTCTTTGGAAATTGAACCTGTTTCGTCTCTCTCACGTTCTGCTGCTTCTTTTACTTTTTTATACTTCTCCTTGGCTTCTTTAACAGATCCGTCTTTAGCTTTCAAGCTATTTTTCACAGTATCCGCCGCTTGTCTTGCAGTAATCGTCGAAGCCTCGTTTTTGAGCTTCTCCAATATAGCCTTTTGCTCTTTCTCAGATTGAGACATGGTTTCTATGGCAGTGTATTTCATTTCTTCTTGAAGTCTACCGATCTCAGCTTTTTCAGATTCTTTTAATGCTCGTTTCTCTTTCTTTGCCGTATTCATAATCTCTAAGATCCGATCTTCTTTTGCTTGAAGCTCCGCTTTTTGCTTAGTGTTACCCTCTTTCAAGTTCTGAAGGATATTTTCCTGTTCTTGCTTGGATAAGTTCTTAGAATTGACCAAGAAGCTTGATAAAGTTTTATAACTCTCATTAAACTCCTTATCTAAAGAACTTGATATTTGGCTTCCCATTTTTTCAAATGTGCTAACCAACTCCGCCGATCCTTCTTGAGTAATTGTCTGACCAGACCAAAACAGCTCATTCAATTCTGTTGTAGCCTTATCATTCAGGTCTTTGTAGGAGAGAACAGCTTTTTCAGTTGATTTACTGACTTCACTACCAAATCCTTCGACTGCTGGAATGCTGTCTTCTCTCAGGTGCTTGACTAGTTTTACTCCACCTTTGATTAATTCAGGGATTGCTATGGTAGCTAATAACCCCATCGGTCCACCTAATCCAGCAAGACCAAGACGGGCAATACCAGCGACCTTCCCTACTTTAGTTAGAGAACCAGCTGCTTTACCGAATGATCCAGCTGTAGTTAAGGCCTTCGTTCCAGATTTACTTGCTGCACCTCCGAATGAACCTAATGCTTTTCCGGCTATACTTGATGAAACCTTTGCCGCTCCTAATTTCCCTACGATCTTACCTAAGCCACCGGTCATTAAGGATATACCTCTAAATACACCACTAAACGCTAAAGACAATGGACCCAGAACAGTCGCAAGAGCTCCCACGGCTATAATGGTCTTTTGAGTTCCTTCAGGCAATTTACCAAACTTCTGAGCTAGTTCTGTTGCCCCCTCGATTACGGAAGTCAAAGGAGGGAGAAGATGTTCAGCAGCTATAATACCTAACTCTTGTAATGCGGATTGCATTTCTTTTAGTTTACCTTTGGCATTATCATTCATGGTATCGGCCATGTCTTTAGCCGCACCCTCGGATGCGCCTATAGATGCAGCAAGATCTTTATAATCAGATTCAGAGGCATTAATGATACTCAAGGCACCAGACATAGCTTCCTTACCAAACAATGTAGCCGCGGCACTAGCTTTCTGTTTCTCACTCAAATCTGCGAAAGAAGTTCTAAGGTCTCCCATGACCTCTTCAAAGGTCAACATGTTTCCTTCACTATCTGTCAATGAAATACCTAGTTCCTTCATCTTCGCTTCCATTGCGCCGGTTGGTTTAGCAAGGTTTGTCATCATAGACCGGAGGGCAGTACCTGCTTTCTCACCCTTGATGCCCGCATTGGACATAATGCCGATCGCATGGGCCGTATCTTCTATCGTAAACCCTAAAGACCCAGCAACTGGTGCAACATATTCAAACGCTTTACCTAGACCAGCAACTGTTGTATTCGCATTAGAAGAAGCAGCAGCTAATACGTCTGCAAATCGCCCAGCATCTTTTGCTTTCATACCAAATGCAGAAAGTCCATCCGTCAAGATGTCACTGACCGCTCCCAGATCTTCTCCAGAGGCAGCTGCCAAGTTCATGACTCCATCCAATCCATCAATGGATTGTTGTGCATCCCATCCAGCAAGCCCCATGAATTTCATAGCGTTCGCTGCTTCAGATGCAGAGTATTTCGTCGTTGCTCCCATTTCTCTGGCTTTTTTCTCTAATTTCACCATGTCTTCAGAAGAAGCACCGGATATGGCTTTTACCTCACTCATAGCCGCTTCAAATTCCATCCCCGTTTTAATAGCTGCAGCTCCTAAACCAGCTAAAGGAACTGTCATACCTAACGTCATGGTTTTCCCAGCAGTGCCTAGGTTCTTACTTATTTTATCTGTTCTATCAGAGAATGTACTTAGACCTTGAGACGCCTTACCAAATGCGCTATTTGCTTTTTCTTGTTCTTTACGCATTTGTTCGAGTTCGTCTGTTGCATTCTTGGTATATCGATCAAGATTTCTTAACGCGGCAACCTGGTCGTTATATTCTTTTGTTGCCCGTTGAGCCTTTGCTGAATTCTCGCCGTACTGCTCTGTCATTTCATTCATCTTGCGTTCAGCAGCATCGACCGTTTGTTTCTGCACATTTAATTTCTTATTCAGTCCTTGAATGCGAGTTTCATACTTCTGCACGGATTTGTCACTACGGTCAAAAGAAGACATGTTCTTTTTCATTTCTGAATCAACCGTCTTCAATTCACGCTTTAGACTCGTAAGCGATCGACTGAGACCAGCACTTTCTAAATCAAGCCCTATACTTAGACCTTCAATTCTTTCAGCCATGGTTTCCCTCCTTTCTCCCTTTGATTAACCACCGAAAGCAGCAATGAGGGACTGAACTTCTTTCGGTTTATTTTTCTCCGCTAAGATGTCTACAACATAGGAAAAAGGCATATCTAAAATTTCTTGAGCACTCTTCCCCGTTTCCATCCAACTAAGAACAATTTTGTCTAGGTATTCTTTTTGTTTCTTATGAGAAAAGTCTTCGTTCGTTAACTCTTCTTCTCCAGGAACTTTTTTGTTTCATCGCTCTGTTTTCCACGGGTGATGAAAATAATTTGATCATATAATGCATTTAATGCTTGAGGGGCATGAAGTCCGTCTTGGAGTTCTTGCTTTGTAAATTGCTTGTTATACAAAACATCTGCCACGAAGGAAGATAGTTGATCGAAGGTTTCTTTCTGCTGTTCAATATCGTCTGTCTCCAGTTTGTCAATTTGAGCTGCAATGTCATTTGCTTCTAAAACGACTTTCATAGGGAGGAACGGAGAAGTCCAATAGGTCTGAGTAATAATTTCTCCTTCTTTCACATCTGTTACAAGTTCGATCATGTTTCGCTTTAAATCTGCCATTAACAATCTTCCTTTCTATAATTGGATATAAAAAAAGCAGGGAATCGCTCCCTACTTCTTACTTAGAATCCTCAATTTTCTTAATCAACGGACGTCCAGCTTTATTGTTCGATGAAGACAACTCATTCAGTCTTTCCTCAGAAACTTTCTTATTTGCAGGTTTCGGGAAACGATCGCCTTCAAAGTATTCCTTGTCTTCTTCCAGGTCACGGAAGCTTTCAATCACTTCATACTTAGCTTTCTTAGCCATTTTCATTTCCTCCTCTGCTACCTCTTGAATGGCGTGCACGTACTCTATTGAAGCTTTTTCACTATCTACATAATCAAAATTTTCACCGATAGGCGTTTTGTTAATGTATTTCCCCTTAAAAAAAAGAGCCTGGTTATCATCAATGACCCCAGCATTATGATATATGTTTGTGTGATGATACTTCTCCACTGCATCCGTCGGCCAACAAAAATTCATGGATTCAGGAGTTTCCACATTAATACCAAAATGATATACATTCCATAGCTGCGCCCACATTTCCGCTGTCCACTTTTGAATCGGTGTATAAGAAGGTTTATGTTTTTCTCTATACTCCTGTTCTACACTATCCAGAAACTGAAAAAGCATCACAGAATCCGTATAGACTTTGCTCCAATATTGAACTGATGGATTCTTAATTATCCACTGAGCTCCACCTATTGGTTGCTTTTCGCGGATTAGTTCTGGATCAATTCCTATTCGATTACACATCCGCTCCATAAGGTCATTTCCTTTAGAGTCAATGTATCTGACACTCAAATAGCTTTCACATGCTGAAGCTATCCAGCTGTGTTCTGTTGGTTGAATGTTAGAAATCTCTCTTAATAAAACATCACTGTCCAAATAAAAATAAGTTCCCCGCTGCCTTGATGGGTCTTCTTGCAGATACTTCATCCATAAATAAGGCTTGATGGAAGGGATATAAGATCTGTCTTTTCTTTGATCTTCATAAACATGGACCTCTACCGAATATTTCTCCTGCATATACCTAGGCACCCGATCATCCTGCCGTGAAAACAGCAGGACAATCTCATGTATACCTAGCTTCTTTAGCCTGGTTAAACAAACTTCTAGTTCCCACTCAAAGCGTTTAATGGCCGGCTGGCAAAGAATAAACTTCATGATCTACCTTTAGGCGGAGGTTGTAGTTGTTGTTGTAGTAGTAGGGAATGGTTGACCGAATACGGCTTGGAAAAGAGCGTCCCTAGTTGCTGTAGTGCCTTTGTCATCTTCTCCGAAGAGGGCAGTCTTTTCATCAGTAAAACCGTCCACTTCACGTTCCATAAATTCAGCCGTAACTTCTTCATTAGCGAATTCAACCCCATCCTCTTTGGTTTGACCACTAATATTCGGACGCATGAACATCCCCTGAACTAGGCCTACCCATTCCTTGCTGCCATCATTATGCGTTTTGCAGAAAATGACCGCTACGTAAGGAGGTGTATCGGTTGAACCGTATGCTGTTAGCCCATCCACGCTTTCTAATCCAAACAAGATTTCTTTATCTTCTTTCGGAATCTTATGGAACGCTGATGTAACTGTCGTATTCCCACTGGAAACCGCAATTTCAGCTGTCTTGTTATCACCATATGCTCGTACAGCTTCTTGAGGCATCTCCACCGTGATGTTTTGAAGAAACTTCACTCGTGTCGGAGCACCGGTGATAATGGATCCACTAGCTGGATCGAGTACTCCATACCAAAATTCTGTAACACCAACACTGGCTTTGTAATTTTTTTCTGGCATTTGTGATTCACTCCTCTATATTTTCGTTATAGGCTTTTCCTTCATACCTTCGTGCAATTCTGAATATCCCTGTATCTTCATCCCATTCATCTACCCCTTGACCTCTTTTTTCATAAAGGCCAATCTCCCATAAAACTTTGCGGATTCGCTTGGATAGTTTATCGGTTATCTCCCTGTCTTTTGTCCAGACATCAATCTGATAAAGGTATTCATCCGTTAACCAGGTATTATCTGCAAAGTCAGAAGCACTGGCAGGAGCCAACGGGTCAATGACTACATATGGAGCTGTCACACTCCCCGTTTCAGGATACTCATAAAATTTAATGCGGCCGGAAGCCTGTCCGCTTATATAACTATCTGCCATCATCGCTTCATAGATTTGATTTAACATTTTGCTACCCCCTCATCAAAACTTGACGAAGAGTTTCTTGATAAACCTTTTCAGCCGCTTTTAATGATCGGGCAATGGCTCCTTTACCCGCTGGATTCGGATTTTTAACTGTGCCGAATTCATTTAGGTGAATGATTCGAAATCTATTTTTAGGGCCCTTCCAATAGATCTTTACCGTCCGCTTCCCAGCAATGGTCATAGGTTCAGACCTAGTCATCTCATCGATTGAAGCTCCGGTATCTTTGAAGTTCTCGAATTCTTCTTTCATTATTTTCATGAAAGCTTCAGCACCTAAAATCAATGCTTTGTCCGTAAGCTTTTTCATTCTCTCAGGTCCGTAGGCTTGATCAAGCTTTTTCGTCAGCTGACTTAGCCCTTTAATTTCCACACTCATGAGACCACCTCAGCGATCACATTCATGAATCGCGGATCTTGAAGGTTTGGTTGAACGCTTTTCACGTTATACCTTTGCCCTTCGTAGCCTCTGGCATCGATGGAGATGAAATGTTTGTTGGAGGGTGTAAAATCTTCATGCGGGTCTCGAATCACAATGGTGATGTCTGAAAGTGTTCCATTTGCTTTTGCTTGTTCCAGATCACGCATCCACACCTCATCAATTTTCGCCCAACATTGATAGATCGTTTCCTTTTCCTGTTGTCCAGGTTCAGGTCCTTCTTTCGGAACAAACTTATAAAAAGCAACCGGAGTGCGGAGCTCCCCTGAATGGACTCTTGGAGGCTTATATTTAAACTCCCGCATCCGTATCACCTTCTTTTGCAAACTCAATGTCCAGCCCTAGAGAAGTAATTTCATGCAAGAAGTTAGTATCGAAGTATTCGAGCGCGTCGTTGTATGCGTATCGCGCCCGTTCGAATACTAACTCTTTTGCTCTATCGTTCTCATCTATAGAGAACTCCCCACACTTCGCTTTAATGGCTGCCAATGAAGATTTTAATAAACTTTCTAAGTTTCTATCTTCACTACCATGGGAGATGTGCATCCGCTCTTTAAACTCAAACAAAATTGTTGGTGTGATTTGATCCAATCACATCATCCCCTTTAGGCGGAAGTAGTTGTTGTGGTAGTTGAATCGCTATTAAGAGAAAGATCATACACTTGAGAAGTATATTTATCTTTCGGTTTACCTGTGGCAAATTGTTTAGCAATGTAAAGAGTAGCATCTTCCATAGCCATTGTTTCTTCAAACTTCTTGATAGGTTCAGTCCCACCCATAGCTGCAATATATTCGCCTCTAACAAAGAAAACTGCTTTACCTTGCGGTACGAATACAGATTCGCTCATAATCGGGTTGAATGGAAGATTTGTAACATAAACACCGTTAGCATTTTGAGTTGTTGCGGCAGCTTGTACTTTAAAAGTATCAAATGGGTTTGTAACCATTACAACTTTACCAGCAATTTTCTTTGGTTCGTCTGCATCTGTACCATCACCTTTTAACTTCTTAGCAAGTAATGACACAACACCTTCCAATTCATTGATTGTAGTACGACCTGGCTCGAATGTTAGAGTTCCAGCAGATGTTTTGTCAGGGTAGACACCGTCCACAACACTACCAGCAGGGTCTTTAAGCAAGCCAATTGGTTGATTTTTACCTGTACCAGCTACAAAACCTTTTTCCAAACCGACTGCCATAGCTTCTGTAATCATAGTACGGACATAACGTTCAATCCATACAGGTCCAAGTTTAAGCATGTCATTGGCCAGTGGGATGAAAGCTGTTAATTTGAGTTGGCTGATTGATTCTTTGCGGAAAGTCGCATTTAATTGCCCTTTGATTCCATCAAATAAAGGTCCCCATACAGCAGCACCTTCAGGATCTCCATAAATAAATTCTGTAACTGCCCCTAAATTCTGAAGCCCTAACTGTTGTAAGATCGGGTGAGTGGAAACTAAATCTTCAAAAACACGTTCCTGGGTTTCTTTTGGAAGTGTTTCAGTATCTTTAAAACCACCATCTTCCACAACAGCGTTAAAGAATTCCATCTCTTGACTAGTTAGTACATTTTGACCTCTGGATTGTAGAATGGAACGGTCAGAAATTTGAGTGTTTACATTGCTCATGATGTCGTTTTGAACATCATCAGCCAACGCCTCCATCATTGCATTTAAAGCCTCAGACTGTGCGTTTTCGTCGCCTTCTTGTACAGCTGCAGCAAAAGCAGCTTTCTTCTCTTCGAAATTGGTAAATTTAATCGGCATTTTACAAACCTCCGTTTTTAGTTAGATTTAAAAAGAGCTTACTCAGATTCTGTGTTTTGGCAACAGGTTCCGGAGTAGGCTCAGGTTTTGGTTCTTTATTCACTTGTGGCTTAGCATTCGCTGAATACTTAGCAATGAGTTTGTCTTTGAAGTTCTCATATTCCTCTTCTTCTTCATCCTCATCGTCGTCAACGTCTTCTAATTCCTGAATCTCAATCTCTTCTCCTACGACATCAGCAAGACCAAACGCGACCGCTTCATCAGCTGTCATAAACGTTTCATCATCAAGCAACTGCTCCAGCTCTTCTTCTTCTCCGACAAAACGTTTCTTGTAGGAGGCGGCAAGGGCTGTATCAATCTTACGTAGTGTAGTCGCTGTCTTATCGAAGGCAGCTGCATTCCCAAAGCCAAAGGTAGAAGCTCTATGAATCATCATCATCGTGTTTTCAGGCATAATGATTTGATCCCCTGCCATGGCAATGACAGACGCTGCACTTGCCGCTATACCATCGATGTGAACAACAATTTCAGCTTTATGACTCTTTAGCAAATTGCCGATGGCCACTCCTTCGAATGCGGATCCTCCTGGAGAATTAATGTGAACATGGATTTTCTCAGCATCAACCCCGTTCAATTTACGACGAAGGCTATCTGCATTGTTTTCACTGAAAAAGAATCCACCAATAGGACCGTAAATATATAAGGAATATTCCTTACCGTCTTCCTTTGCTTCAAAACGGATATCTGTTTTCTTCGTCATCATGTTCATGACTTGATCTTTGAGTTCTTTTGTCACTCGTTCTCACCCCCTTTAAGTGTCTTCATCTCTTGATAGTTCTTCGTGATGATATGTTTATCAAGCATTGGATCGCTGGATGGTTCAAAGCCTGCCTCTTCACGTACTTCATTACCTGTAAAGGTTCCTGATGCAACCAGCTTATCTATGCTGGAAGCAAGATCAAACAAGTTGCTGTAAGAGATGCGACGAATATCCATCCGCTTCCCTTCCAAGAACTCCTTCTTTGTAAAGAGCTTCGCATTCAGTTCATCCGCAATCTTTTTATTCAGGGGATCGATACAGAAGGTCATATAGTTTCGGGTCTGTTTTTCAACATCAGCCATTTCTCCATGGATGAGCGCCGGAGGTATTCCGAGCGCAATGGCTACGTGATCCAGAAACCCATTTGTTACTTTATTGATTTCATCGACGCTTTCACCCTGAATAGCATTCGATTGTTCGTTGTATGTGAATCCTTTTTGTTGCGGTACGATGGCCACTGACTTATCAGAGATGGCTTTATACATTCGATCGATAAAGTTTTGAAGTCTTGATCTCGACTCTTCATCTTTCATACCAATACTTTCGATATCTACCGTGGCACGAATCTGGTTTTTCCGCTTCTGGAATTCAACCATTCGACCGAACACTTCACCGTAATCGGCGTACAAACCATCAATAAGCTTCGCAAGATTTTCATTTGCATATTCCAAGTAAATAACGTCCTGCATTTTAAATGGTCGGCTATAGGTATAGTTTTTGACTGTGACACCTGTGAAGATGTCCTCGACTAATCCATACTCGTTTCTTATAAAGTCATCCGCAACCAGAAGATCTTGAGTATCTGACTGTATGATTAAACACTCATTGTCATAGACCAGCTTGTTAATCACCTTTTGCCAAAATACACTGGCGCTCATATTCGGATTCGGTCGCACATTGAACCGGTAATACATTTCATCTTTGATTGTCTTCCGGTCCTTTTTGACTCTAAACTCAGATTGACTAATAGTTCTTGCAATCATGTTTACGCAAGTTTGAATAGCCAGCCGCTTCATATGCGTTCGAGTCGATGCTTCTTCAAGCAGTTCCAAATCCATCATGAAGTCGAGCTCTTTACTCTTACTAAAGAAATCTAATAATCCCAAACTTTCTCACCCCCTAAAAAGAAATATCTGCTAAGTAGAAATCGACATCCTCTTCCAGTACATCATCGGCTTTCCATAACGCATGAATGAAAGCTTGAAACCCGTCCGTCTTGCGCCTGAACTCATCCTTTTTCAAGTACTCCTTATTGCCGTCCTTTTTAATTCGGACATACACGTTGTTGGTGTACCAGCGCATCAACGGATTATCGTCAAAGATGATGTTATGTTTAGCAAACATCGTCTCTACTCGTGGAGCTAGAAGAGAGTGAATCGCTTTCGGATTTCGAATATATTCAAGCTCGAACCCTTCCGCTTCAAGAGCTGTTTTAACAAGGTCGAGACGGAAAGTATCCGCAATGATTTTTGTAAGTCCGTACTTCTCTCTCATGTCTACAAACCAATTCACGATATGTTTAATATCAATGACTGGCTCATCAACAATGGTGAGAAGTCCTTTTTCTTCCCACTCACGGATCGGCGCTTTCAGATTCACTTTGTCCAGAAAGCCTTTACGCACATAAGAATGAGTCTTCCAGACGTAATCCTCGCCATCTTTAAATAAAATACCGACAGCTGCGAAGTCCTTGATACTGGCGAAGTCTAAACCGCCCACACAAGTACGATGCTCCAACTCTGGAAAAGGTCGATTCGTAGCAAGAATGTCTTCCCATGCTGCTACCGTCTTAGCAAGATCCACTTCAGGGAGATTCATACGCTTGGTCATAAATTCTTCACGGTTTGACGGATCGTTCGCCAGGTCCTGATATTCTTCCTGCACGATGTAGAACAGCTCTTCCGCATAATCACTTCTTGGTTCACAGAACATCGGATTCGCTTTTTCCCAGTTGCTCTTCTCCTTGACTTCTTCCTCATCGTCAAGCTTACAGATGAACGGAAAGAGAGAGTCATTCGTCTCTTTTCCATCCAGGATGTTTTGAGCACGTTCTTTCATCTTGTCGAGGAAACCTTCCCTGACATATCCATCCGTGCCAATAAAAAATTCTCTAGGATTCTTGACTTTACCAAGGCCACTAGAGAATACACGAACCACTTCGTTCGTTTCATATTGGTGGATCTCATCATAAATCACACAACCATCTCGAAGACCGTCCTTTGTACTCGCATTAGACGTGCGGTACTTGACGATACTTTTGGTTGCATTGTTCTTGATCTCCACTTTTGTTTTGTAGAACAGCTCTTCCAGTACTTCGTGAGCTTCAATCGTGTCATACATCTCAGTAAAAGACGTCTTCGCCTGATCCTCTGAGTTAGCCACAATTGAGACATTGTATCGAGAAATATTATGAAGTTCACTGGACAGGTAGTGAGTAACAACAGTAATCAAACCGTTCTTCCCTCCACCACGTCCCATCATGATCAGGAACTTTCGAAAGTAGTTTCGGTCCGTATTCTTATAAAACAAGAAGATAAAAGCCACAACGAACTTCTGGAAGTCTTCAAGAGGGAAGTACCACTTCTCCGCAAACTTGATGCAATTCTCAATTTGAACATCATCGAAGTATACATCCTCCCGAGATAGCACCTGGTTTTCTAAATACTCGATCAGTTGAATGCGCTCTTTGTTCAACTTGATCTTCCCAGATCGGTACTGCCGGATGTAAGCTTCAACGTATTTGTTCTTGATCATATCAAGTCAGCTTTAGAGCGCGTATTTTTTTCCTGAGTTTCACTTTCAGCAGGTGCAGCCTTTAAGCCAAGAGCATCCAAGATCTTCAGCATCCGATCATTGGTTTTGTGAAGGTCGTTTATGGAGGGGTTTGATTTCGGGCCATGCATCCCCGACACCTTAATTCCGTTGTCTTCGATGTCATCAACCAAGTTACACTTCAAATCCCAAAGAGAAAGGTAGTCTTGAATCAGATCACTGTAATGATTCCCTTGAATTGTCTTCCCTTCAAGCTGTTCATTCAGATCCTTTTCAATTCTTTTCCTCAAAGTAGATCGTTTGATTTTGGCCATCAATCTCCCTCCCTTCTATTTCAAGTTATTTCCAATTAGTTATTATCGCGCAAATAGGGGTATAAATCTGGGAAATCGACCCCCCTCCCCGTTCCCTAGACTTAAAATATTTTTGGAAATTTTTGATGGGGGGGTGTCACCATTTCTCATCATCCCACTTAGCTTGTTTCTTTCTCAACCAGAACCGATCATGTTTATCATTATGGCATCGAACACATAAGGTCTCACAGTTATCTTCATTCAATGCAAGATGAGGATGTGTGTAGATCTCTTTGATGTGGTCAACATCTAATCGCTTATGCTTATTTGGATCATGGTAATCGGTATAGACTTTGCCTTGACGTTTACATTCCTGACACTCATAGTTGTCACGGATCAAGACTCTTTGCCTTACCTCTTGCCAAGCATGTGACTTATAGAACTTGCGCTTCTGTTCTTTGGTTTTATATTCAGCCATTAGTTCTTCAGCTTCCTATACCTTTTGTTTGTGTGGTATCTACCTGTTGGACTAACGATGTTAATTAGACCAAGCATGAATGTAGTCATTGCTCACACCTCATTACTCTGTTGATCTCCTCTACACTCCCACCCCTGTGCAATCCTTATCACAAGACTCTGTTAGCCTGGTAACTAAATCATTGAGAAGATAATGTCCCTTTAATCCGAAGCACCCTCGGCAGGCATTGAACCTGCAACGACTACATTAACATTGTAGCGCTCTACCATTTGAGCTACGAGGATATATAAAAAGCCACTCATCGTCGCATCATACGATAAGTGGCTTTGAGAAAGTTTCAGTTTTCCTACGATACTATATTACCACGTTCTATCGACCCAAAAGTGCAAAGATAGTGCAAACTTATCTCCATCCTAATTCATCAATGGTGGTCAATACTATCTCGTCTCTCCAGTAGAATGCTTGCCTTCGGCTTATGTTCAGCTCTCTAGCAATACCATCCCATGTTAGATCCTTAGTCTTTGACCAATACCTAAGCTTAGCTAACCTCTTATGAGTATCAGGTAATGCACTATAGACTCGATTGATTGCATCAGCCACCTCAGTTAAATACTTCAGCTGCTTGTTTGTTGTGAGTCTTGTTACAATCCTTCCTGTTGGATCTCCAGGGTTCTTAGCTGAGTTAGCACCTTTGACAATTGTTTTATCTTCGGGATCCTCATCGAATGGAGTTTCAATCTGTTCTCGCAACCTTGCTATCTCTCGAAGTGTTTCATGGTAGTTGAACCATTCATATTCTGTTTTCTTAAATGTAATCTTCTTTGGCTCAATTTTATAGCTCATCTCTTCCTCCTTTTAACCCTGTCTGTTTCCATCAGCAATGTCTTGCCTTACTCTATACTTCAACGAGTTAATCTCTTCTCGTACTGTTTCAGTTGCATTCTGCCAACGCTTCCAGCTTCTGAAGTAATCCGCTTCTGTCTTTCTCAATTCAATTACAGCTAATTCTGCCTTTTGTTGTTTATACTTCTCAGCTTCAAGGTATGCTTCATTATAAATTTGCTTACGAGCTGCATAGATCTCTTTGTACTGGCCAGCAAACTCAGCAGCTAACTCTCCAATGAAATATAGTTGTTTGGATTTTAATTCGATGAGCTTCACTCGCATCTGGTCTGGAACACGATCGATTGCCTTCTGGTATCTTTTGATCTCTGTTAAGTATTCTTGGATGTAGTCTCTATTCTTATCACGAGGACTAGTGTCCAGCATCCAGCCGCTCCTTGTATTTGATTAGCTCATCATCACTCATTTTTTCATACACTTCTCGATTCCATCTCCCACGCCAGGCTAACTCATCGATGATCTCTTCACGTTTACTTTGGTCCATTAGGATTCACACCCACATAAGCAACTGATTCGACTTGTTTGCTATTAGGATAATAGAATCTTGCATGGGTTTTCTTAGACCACTTCTCAATTTCATCCAGGTGAACGATTACTGAGACATGATCTTCTTTTTCAGTTACCGTGAAAAATCTTTGCAGTATATCCTCATATTCTTTCAATTCCTCTTTCATATCTTCATAACGTTCAAGAGTCATAGTAACTGCTTCGCAATTGTTATATCCAACCGGCATCTTGCCTGTTCCATATTCTAACGGCATCTTACCATCTCCTTTGTTTTATCAAGAGCGACTCCTATTGAATCACCAGCTACTTCAGTATCTTTCTCAGAACGTTTCTTTAATTCAATTACTGTCATGACAGCATAATTGGCTAAGTCTAAAAGAGTATCTTCTTTGCTCTCATCTTTGACAGCAGCCTTACTATTTATTAATGACTTGAAGCGGTTAAGTTTATCTTCCAGTCGAATGGCAGAGGATATCTCTCCATATTCTCCAAACTGTTTACCGAAGCTATCTCCATAGTCTTGGTTCTTCTGCTTATAAGTTTGATGCAAAAGGTCTAATAAATCGGAATGAGCTTTCATTTTGTTCATTTCGTAGCCGCCTTCCTTAATGGATTACCCCTGGGATCTACACCGTGACGTCTCATGTAGGTTTCATACTCGCCTTTCCTAAATCCTAATGCTGAGTAAATCCTTTTCATTTGGACGTTTTGTTCAAGAAGGAAGCAGACGTCTGTAAACGTCATGCTCTCCCCTTTACTTAACACTTTATCTGCTCTTGTGATTTCAAGTTTCGTACCAAGTTTTCTAATCTTCTTTCCGATCGGACATTCTTTACAGATTTTTTGAGCACCATTCGCATGACTTGCTCCCACAGTCTTCGTGCAGCTCTTGCAATTCTTTTTCTCCAGGTCTGTGATTTGATTCAAAACTTTAACATCAATCAATTACTTTTCCTCCAGTTCGAAGCGGCGTCCCATTTCGTCATATTCAGGAGGCTCCAATAGATGTTTCAATTTTGCTATTCTCTTACCAGCTAGTGGTATATAAGCCTCTTCTTCATAATCACGGACCTGCTGTTTGAGACGCGCGTTCTCTTCAGTTAATCGCTTGTTTTCTTCCTGAAGGCGTGTACGTTGATAAAATAAGCTTTCCATATCTTGACTCATTCTTTAACCCTCCCACTCATCATTGCTTCAGCAACTGGATGAATTCTTTCGTGCTTTCCTTCAGGTAAACGTTCTACTTCGAAGTAGCTCCCATACTCTTTTTCCACTTCTTCCATACGAGCAAGTAACGATGAATCATCGACATCAGACAAATCTATCTCTTCAAATTCAGGGAACTGTTCTTTGATATAAGGCTGGCACTCGTCCAAAGCGCGTGGGATTTGGTGTGTGTGCAAACTATCTTCAGTCATGTAATTAAGAATGTCATAGACACCTTCCATATTTCGAATGGATAACATTTTGCCTGTTTGGATGGTTAAAATATCGCTGATATGAAATTTCTTCATTTGTTTATCCTTCCTCCTTTAATCTTCACAGCCGCAGCTGATAATCTGACCTTCACAAACCGGGCATCTTTCTACATCGCATCCAGGATGATGATACTCTCCTTTATTCACCGCACAATCAGGACACTTGGCTGGATAATCAAATACTTCATCACCGAACTTAATTTGTTTATACTCTTTACCGTTACTTTTCACAGGTAAGGCTATACAGCCAGTTGCTTTTGTCATTTCTTTTTTGCAGGTATCGCATTTTGCCATAAGAATTTATCCCTCCTGTTTTCTGTTCCAAAGACAATAAACAATTAAGACGTCCAGCATAATCCACACGTATATGAATTTGATAATGAAGATAAGCATTGGAATGCTCCTTCGCATTTTGATCGGACTACGCATTAAAATAAACTTAGTTGGTCCACTTCAAAATTCATAAAAAGCAATTCATCAGCAGAGTTGTTATTTCCATTTACTACTTGCCTACCAGCTTTATATGTTTCCTTAGTCCAGCTCGAGTAATATTCATCAAGTAATGGATGGTCGTAGTAGGAAATAATTGCTTTACCCTGAATGTTGTTCATTAAGGTGGCCAAGTCTTTATGGAGTTTCAACGGTTCTCCTTTATCTTGATCCGTAAGCGCATAATACTTTTCTCGATCTACATATGGTGGATCTACATAAAACAGGGTGGTTGGAGAATCATACACTCTTACAACCTCTCTAAAATCTCGGTTATCAATCATTACTGTTTTCATACGATTTGCAAATCCTTCAATTGCCTTACAAGCTGATTGGTACGTTCTAGCTGTATTATGCTCCCTGCTATGTCTCCACCCTGTACTTGAAGAAAAGGCAGCTTCAGCATTTCCTTTTGCTATCCCTGATCTATTCAAATAAAAGAATCTAACGGCCTTTTCAAAATCATCTCCAGGAGGACTTTCTCTTTTCCACTTTTCATAAAGCGCTCGACTATAAGGTAAACTTTCGCAAGCTTCCTTTAATTGTTTTGGTTGGTTTCTGGCCACAAGGAGAAAATTAACTACATCTCCATCTATATCGTTATAAACTTCATTTGTTATGGGTGGTTTATTAGCTATTACGTGAGCTGCACCACCGAATAGGTCTACATAGCATTTATGTGGTGGCATTCGACTGATTATGTGTTTCGCAACCTTCCCCTTGCCACCGAACCAAATTAAAGGTGACCTAGCCATTTTCTCCCTCCTTCCTTCGCAATATCGTTCTATTACGTCACTTCCGTTGTGTTTTAGGTTCGTACACATAACGCTTGCCTTCGATCTCCAGCACCGTTGGAACATCATTCTTCACTTTCTGGACCGTTGCATTGACTTGCAGCTGATCACCTTTTTTCATTTTGCTTTCACCGCCGTAACAAGTTGACGATTGTTATAAGGCTCTACATTTTTCACCATGACTGGCTTGTTTTCTAAAGCTAACTTTTCAGTGGAGACAATAATTCGTTCACCGTTCAAATAGGCTTGTTCTTGGCTTGGATGAATCCATGCTTTTTGACTCATGATGACCGCTCCGTATCTAAAGGTAACAGGTTACAAGCTTTTCCTTGAGGATGATCCTGGACTATGGTTAATGGACTAAACAACTTCACTGTCATCTGCAGCATATATTGTTGCTCTTCTGTTAGAGCTACTGGATACAAAGTTTCATCTTTCACGTACATAAGAACTGCTTGATCTTTCAAACAATCATCCCTTTCTGTTTTTCGCAAAGATAATCAAACCATTCTTCGTCCCAAGTCGTTAGAGCAAGCTCCTTCATGTATCTGATATCCTCATCATCCAGTACAATGGCAGCGGGATACGCGTTTTCGATTCGTCCGCATTCTTGATAACCATTAGCTGTCCGAACTATACAATACTGTTTCCGGTACTCTTCCACATATCCAATCAACCAGGCGCCCCATATTGTCTTAATAACCACCCATTCACCTAAAGGGACCCTCATAGATATGGCCAATTCTTTGGTAGCTTTGCTAACGTATATTTCACTTTCCAAGTTCGGGCGTTTGCGGACTTTTCTCCGTGAAGCAAGTAAGATAATCGGTACCGAAAGTAATAATAGATAAGCTTCAATAGATTATTCCCCCTCAAAGCAATCTAAGATTATCCAAGCAATAATGACGAAAGATACAAGCGATGATTTCACTCACGCCCTTTCACCCTCTTTAATCTTTTTTAGATTATCCGCGAATGCTTTGACGGTGATGTATTTGTTAATAAGAAGGGACTGTAAGGCGTTGATCTGACCTTCCCTGAACGCTTTTGCATACTCCTCAGACTTTCCTTCAAAATCTGTGATCATAATTCATCCCCCTGTTTTGGATTAGTTAATATCCAACGTCTAGCCGCTCATTAATGACTTCATGCTTATCTTCAAAAGCTTGCATGATCTGATCACCGGTGAATCCTATTTCATGACCTAACTTGAGATAAGTGGAGAATAACTCGATAAACAACTTGTCCATGCCTCTTAGAGAGAGTTCACGTTCAATTAATTGAGAGAGCCAATCACAGTCACTGTGAAGCTCTGCTACTGTTTCTGTTTTAATGTCCATAACTGAAAGGTCGATGCTCTTTACCCCTAATTCAATTCCAAACCCGACCAGGAATTTTAAACCATCTACATATTCAACCAAAGCTTTTTCAAGGTTGTTTTTCTTATGGCTCCACCACTTGAATATTTCAGGAAGCTCATTTGCTAACTCTCCAATTTCAATACGAAATGCTGCACATCTGTTTGCAATTGTCGGCTTCACATTCAGTTCTGATATCACTCGTTCATCAAAGGTCTTCTGAGCATCCCAAACTTTTTTCCAATTAGTCATATACCTTACTCCCTTACGGTATTTTAGAAGCTATTGATCAGCACCGGACCATTCTTTAATATCCTCCAGCGTTGCTCTTCGAACGACGAACGGCTCACCTTCCAGGAACACAATGTCTGTCACGTCGTCATCCATGGACCTCATTTGCTCAAGTAGATTAGTTTGAGGAGAGGAACCGCTCACCATGCGTAATGTTCGAGGTGAGTGATTATCCTTTATGAGATAACCCATTTCGATTAATGTTTGGATGTGCTTATGAACAGTCGAGCTGGATGATAAACCTACATGATCACCAATTTCACGTACACTAGGCGAATACCCCCGCTCCCTGATCGTTTTTTCGATGAATATGAGAATCGACTTTTTCTTATCTGATAATTCGTTCATGGTAAATCCCCTCTCTAAAATGGCAGGTCATCATCTGTAATATCAATCGGTTCTCCTTCATCTGCAAAAGAGTTACTTTGTCCTCCGCTGGATTGATTGTTTGAATCGTTAGAAGATCCGCTTCCTTTGTTTTCTAAGAACTGCACACTGTCTGCAACTACTTCAGTCACAAACACTCTCTTGCCCTCTTGATTATCGAAGGAGCGGGATTGGAGTCTTCCGTCTACTCCCACCTGACTGCCTTTCTTCATGAAATTGGCTAGGTTTTCGGCTGCTCTTCTCCAGACCACACAGTTGATGAAGTCGGCATCTTGATTGCCTTGGTTATTAGAGAATGGACGATTCACTGCAATGGTGAAGTTTGCTACTGCAATTCCGTTTGGTGTGTATCTTAAATCTGGATCTTTTGTAAGTCGGCCAACAAGGACCACTCGGTTCAACATGGAATCCCTCACTTTTCTATGAAAATAATATAATCAAATCGCTTTGGTTTACTAAGGTACGTTCGAACAACGATAATCTCATCCCCGTCCTGGTTGATCTCCTTTGTCTCGCGAACATACACTTTCATGAGCTTTCCGCTCCTCCTTCTCCATGAAGTCTTCAAAGGCTTTATTGTCCGGTTCGTCAATCAAGGCATGTTTCCAGCAATCGTATTTATCAAAGTAGTAATAGGGCCCGAAGCGGGCAGCTGCTTCCTGTCTGAGTTGTTCAGCCGCTTCGGTATGAGCATGGACATAATCATGACAGCCTTGGCATAAAGGAGCACCATTTCTCGGATTGTTTCTCCCATTTTGGGAGCGGAACACTCTATGATGCAATTGAGAGTCTGGATGAAGGCAAATGATACAGCAATCACCATAGAGGCGTTTCACTTCTTTCCTTTGCCTGCTTGTAAACTCCGAGCGTTTTGCTTTTGACGGAAGTTTATTGTAGTTCAGTTGCATTTCTTTACTGTAAGGATGAGTCATGAAGACATCACTAGTTGTGTGTATGCTGCAAGGGTATCGTGTTTCTTGAGAGCTTCCCGATATTTCTGATGCATTCGCTCATTGTTATCAGTAAGATCGTTGATTTCACTGATTTGATTCTGGATAATCCGCTTCGCTCTTTCCCATTCCTCTTCAGCTTTTTTCGTTTTCTCCCGTTCCGCTTCAAGTTCCTTTTGCATAAGAATCGATGTCTGTTTAGGAATAGCTTGCTCTTCCAATTGGACGTATTGCTCTTTTAAATTTTCATGCTGCACTTTCAAAGTTTCGTAATCTTTGGAAAGCCCTTCATACCTTTGTAGACCAATTTTTGATTTTTCCATGTCTTCGTTCAGCTGCTCTAATTCTTCCAGGAGTTTTTCGATCTCTTCTTGTTTTTGCTGGAGTGCTCTATCATTTTTTTCAACTGGAGCGGCCACTTCTTTTTCTGCTTCCTTTTCTTGAACGTCTTCCTTAATTTGTTGCTTCATATTTGAGGCGTGCGCTTCTTGACGTTGAGTCTTTGTAGTGTGCTTTCGAGCGATTTTTTTCATTTCTTCTAGCGACTTTCCGGTGAAGTCCCACTTGCTTTTCTTTTGGCTTAGTTGTGGTGGATGAATCCCCCATCGTTTAGCTATTGTTGAATCTGTTAGTCCTTCCTCTTTCAACTCGATATAATTTAAAGGATTGATATTCATGCGTTTTCTCCTCTCTTCTTCGGGCATCTTGTATGTTTTGACAGACCGATCAAAGTGTTCAACCTTTTTACCGAAGCGGATTTCACCTAAATGACGTTTTGCTACACCTTTACTCATCAATTCACCCCATTTGATAACTAAGGAATTTTTGTTTAATACCTTTCATGTAAGAAGAAATCGTGCGTTTATTAACGCCCTTTTCTTTAGCAATATCCACACCTTGCATTCCATCCAGCTTTTTCATTACAAGTTCCTGATCTCTTTCAGATAGTTGATTATAGAATTCTTCAACGAACATCTCAGTTAAATCATCTGGTTTCCCCATTCGATAATACATGTCCGTAACTTCACCATCTTCATGGTCCAGATATATAGAGCTTTCCATTGTTTCTAGTGCTAACTTAACTTGATGAAGAGATTTGCCTGTGATCTCCACTATCTCTTCCGGCTTCTTTTCCGATATGTCGAGCTTGTTTATTTTCTGTGCCAACTCAGTGACAGGGCCCGGATATCGAATAAGATTGGCATAGTCTCTAACATACTTGGTTACTTCTCCACGTATTGACCAATGAGCATAGGTAATGAATTTTGCTCCAGCTGCAGAATCATACCTTTTATAAGCTTTCAAAAGTCCGATGGCTCCGATCTGAAACAAGTCATCTTCCTCCAAGCCAGTATGATTTTTTCTTTTAATTTGTGGTTGGATGATTTTATAAATGAGCTTTTCGTATTGGTGGATACATTCTTCTTCTGTTAGCCATTTACCATCCAGGTATCTCATGATCTCGACTTCCTTCTTAACATTGCTCTTGTCTCTTTAGGACCAGGGATAACAGGACCCAAGAATGCACGTTCTTCACGTTCTTTGTGGTGACGACGATTCCATTCATCAAATTTGTTCATCCGCTCCTCTGATGAATCTTGAGGAGAAAAACATACAACGCTGCTCATACCTTCAACTGCTTTCATAACTTGCCTCCTATTTTTTTCTCAGTAAAAGCTGATCGTAGCTCTCACCAATAATTTCTTTCATGTATCCTGCTGCCATTTCAACCAATCGACGATAAGTGGCCCCGCCCATTTGATTTTCCATTTCTTCAAGACTGGCGTTTGTGGTGAAGTTCGTCGGCAAAAGATTCTCATAACGATAATTGACGATTCGATAAAACACATCGAGCACATAATCAGTAGGCTTTTCTTTTCCAACATCATCTAAGGATAGATGCTCACATGTTTTGACCATCTCGATGTATTCACTTGCCCTGGTTGAGCTTATTGGTTTTCCGTTTTCGTCTTTTTCAAATGACTCTCGGAGCGTATCAAAGAATTCTGTGGTGTTAATGAATACCGCCTGGACTCCTTTACGACTCAGCTCGTTTGTAATCGCTCCAAGTAAGTGAGTCTTTCCGGTTCCATAACTTCCAAGAATACCGAACGAACGTCCATCCTCTTTCAAACTTTGAAAATTGTTTGCATATTCTAATGCCCGATTGTAAGCGCTCTTTTGAGATTCCACTAATGCCTTAACTTGTTCGCGGTCATCATTTGGGAATTCGGCTGGATCTAAGAAGGTGAAATTTTCAAATGTTCTTCTCTTGAATCTCCTGGAAAGACCGGTTTGATTGTTTAGCTTATCCACCCGCTTCTTTTCCTTCTTCCGCTTCGAGCACCAGCACTCCCAGCTAACTTTGATACTCCATTTCCAAGCTTCTTTAGGATTGATCTGCCCACTGAAGAAGTCTTCTTCAAGAATCATTGTTTCCTTATCATGTTTGAATCGACGCATCGGAATCCAAATCTTGTCTTTACAAACTTCACACTCATAAGGACTACTTTCATCACGTTCCTCAGGATGGTTATTCAGATATTCTGACTGCTCTTGTAATTGCTGAGCTTTAGCAACCAATCTACCCTTAACAACTTCCGGTTCCTCATCCGAGAAGATGTTTTCTTCCGGAGGAGAAGTCTTTATCCCTCGAATTATCTGCTCGATGCCTTTCCGGTATCCGTCCACGATCTTGTCCTCCCTTAGATTGCTGCATGATTTGCATTTTCAAACGATCCCACTGCGTACGGAGTTTATCAGGACTAAGGATGTTTACATTCCAGAACGAATCTTTTTGGACCCAATCAATAACACCTTCCACCTTTTTAGGATCCCTGTTATCAATCTCCACTAGCTTTCTAAAGTCATCTGCCCACTTTTGGAAGTTCGGCTTCTTGTGATCAGGATTGTTTTCCAGAATTCGGTTATATAAATGTTCAGCTAATTGGTAATAGATAGAAGAAGTGTCGTATTCCTTGGAGCGGGAACCGCGATAAGAATCACGACGTTTATTATTCTTTTCTTT